CTACAGTTACAACAGTGCTGTCAGTTTTACGTGCAGGGTCAATACCAACTACCACAGGTGTCTTGTGCCAAGACTTTACCAACTCTGAAGATGTGTCACCTAATCTATCCATAACTGTGGACGTAACAAACATACCTCGTTCAAGAAGCCACTTACAGCAGTACGACATCTGAAACTCGTCTGAGTCTTCTCCAATACGGAGCATTTCTTTTCTAATAAATTTTTCGTAGTTAGCGTTGAACTTTGAGACTTCTTTCCAATCCCATTGGAAATGATTTTGACGTGAACCACGACCTGTTTGTCTACGTTTGTTTAATTGAATAGCACGGTAGAAGTTGTTCTTACTTGTTGTTGGAGTACCTGTCTTAACCATTGTTCCTGCGTAGTACGCAAGCATTGGAGAAATTGACTTAGATACTACGAAGTCATCTGCTTCTTGACACTCGTCAATTACAATCAAATGGAAAGACTTAGATTCAATTTTTGCACGAGGGTTTGCAGTCATCATCGTAATAGTTGAACCAGACTTCTTAAGTCTAATCTGTCGAGTCACACCGCCTACACGTGCTGCAGCATCGTCAATTTCTGGGTCTCCCATAATTTCTACTGCACGCTCTGACGTAAGTCGAGTAACAGCACGACTAAAAAGAGTTTCTACCTGAGACTCAGTAGGTGCAAACAACCCAACCCATAAACCATCTTTAAACTTTCCAAGCAAATCTGGATACAACTTTGCAAGACGTGGGAGCAAAACCATAAGTGTGGCTACTGTGTCAGCAACTGTCTCTGACTTTCCTGACTGACGTGATGCAAGCGCTGTGATTTCTTCGCCGTCGTTAATAATTACTGACTCAATAATGCGACGTGCTAAAGGCTTTTGGTATGCGTGAAGGTCATGTCCTACAAGGACTTTTAAGAAGTCTAAAATTTTATCAATTAGTTTTTCAACAAATTGTTGCGATAGTTCGTCTAACTCTTCAACAACTTCTTCAGGCGCTAAGTTCTCGTCGTTTAAATAGAACTCAGGATTAATTTCCTCAAACTTATCGTCATCATACGTATTCATTTTACTCCGTAAATAGCGAGACCCACTTGCGTGGGCCGTCGCCTGACCAAGAGAGAGGTAAAGCAAGCAAAGCGTAACACATTAGTTTCTTCGTCTCAACTCTTTAGCGATGGCATGGAATGCTTCTGCACCCATAACTACTTCATCAAGCATTTCGTCACTTGGGTTCTTCTGCCAAGCGGAGATGCATTTCCCAATCGTGAACATTGAGTGTTCCATCCATTGCACCAAGTCTGGTGTTGAAATTTTCGCCACCCTCTTCTCTATCCGAGTCTGGGGCTGGTGTCCATCCTGCTTCTTCCGTAAAATCATCGTATGTCACTTCCCGTGTTTCTAATGCTACAGATAATGCTTCTTCTTCGTCTTTAACTCCAGTCCAACGACCACAGACTAGTGCCTTAAACTTAGGTAATCTTAGTATAAAAGGTTTAGAAGTTCTAAATGGTTCTTCAATTTCCTGGGTCCAACCACGAACAACCACTTTGCTACCCCATTCGTAGGGGAATTTAGTTACTTGAACAAATACTGGACCGATGTTGTGTACCTTTGGCATTACTACCTTTTCTTTTGTTTGTTGTTCTGTCCTAATGTTTTGTATGTGGTTTTGGTTTGTCCCTTGGCTTTACCCTTTGAGTGTACTTGAGCGCCACGAGAGAATCGGTAATACGCTTCTCTAGCAGCCTGAGATACGCTAGATACATCTGCTGGACCACGAGGTTTAAAGTCAAGCATACGGTAAATAATTGCGCCCTTAGAACGGTTAGCCTTAAACGCTGCCCATTCATTTTCATCTACTTCGTAGTAATTGTAAAACGTTCCATCACGGAAAACTACAGTCAACTTCTCTTCATCTGCGTCATAACCAGCCGCTACTGTGCGTGGGCGTTCTGGGTTTGTTGTAGAAGTTGGAACAACAGTCAAGGGTGCTGGAGATTCATCTTCTTCAAGTTGAGGGCCAAAATACCCAGGAATACTTTCATCTCCTGTAAGTGGGTTGTACTCAACAAACTGACGACCATAAGAGGTGTCCATGGAACTTGGTAACCCAGCCAAGTTATTGTAATCTGTTCTTTCATTGTCAAACAAAAAGTAATCTAAGCCCTTAGAGTCATCTTCCATAATATTACGCATGGCTCTGAACTCTGCTGTAGATGCTGCTGTAGGAGCACCCTTAAACTCTTCACCAAATACTTGGCGACTTAAATCTCCCATTAACTCCTGAGCAGACGGCATAGAGCGTCGTTTACCACGACCACTCTTGCCGCCTGCTACACGAGCCATATTAATTTCCTAACAGATTATGATGCTGCTGCAAACGGTGTAATTGTTACTGCTGCACCTGCAGAGATAGTGTTTGCACCTGCTGCAATGCTCTGTGTCTTGATTGTTCCAGCAACACCTGTAAGACCAGCAACAGTAAGTGAACCTGTTGAAAGTGCTCCTGAAGTTGTTGTTGTGTATGAAACAGTGTTTGTACCAACTGCTGTAACTGTGTATGTACCATTAAGTACATCATCTGGTGCTACAAGAGACGCAACAGTAATCTTTGTACCTACTGGGTACTTAGCACCAGCACCTGATGAGGTAAGTGTTGCTGTTGTACCTGTACGTGAAACTGCTGTGATTGTTGATGCTGCGTTTGTTGCTGCTGTTGCGGTTGTAGGGACAAGTGTTGCATCCTTCATTGCATCAGTTGCAAGTGCTGTTGTTAGACCAATTACTGAAGGTACAAGTACGTAGTCAACTGAACCTGCTACATCTTCACCTGCTGTGTTTGGTGAATATTGTGGAAAACCGTTCCATCCTGAAAGAGCGATGATGTGATTGTCTAATGTTGGGGCTAGACGACCCGCTACTCTTGTGGTGACTGATTCTGAAAGAGTTGCACTTGCTGCATCTGGGCGAACGTCGTTTGGTTGAATAGGGAAGTTTCCCCATACGAAGTCAATAGCGACTTCACCTGCGGAATCTAGAAGATTACCGTTGTTATTTGTTGCCATGTTTGTTCTGCTTTCTCTAGAGAGGTTGTTAATTTCCCCATGCGCTTAGGGGAACCTTACGAGTAAGTATCCAAGAATATTGACTATATGTCAGGGTTTATTCGTCACACTCATGGTCATCTAGTTCGTCTTGCATAAGGACTTCATCACAGTCTCTACATTTAAAAAAACGAACATCATCTAAACCAGCATGTAAGGAATCAGAATGATACTCATCTACAGCCATTTCAGGCCTTGCTAAAACTTCTGGGGGAAATGGTCCTCTAGGGGAATGTGCAGAACTTGGGACTGAGTGGCCTTGAACAGCAAACTTACGAATTAGTGTCATTTTTTGTTGCGGCTTTCTTAGTCGTTTTTTTAGTCGGTGTGGGGGTCGGTGTTGGTGTGGGCTCTGCAACAGGTGTTTCTTCTACCTTTGGCTCAACAACAGGGGTATTTGTAAATTTTTTAAGGCCTTCTTCAAGCACACTCTTAAGGGCTTCAGTTGTTTGTAATAGTCCAGCCTTTTTTGCGTGCTCTAAAAACTTTGGCAAGTGAGTGTTGCAATACAAAATCTGTGAGTTATTAGTAACTTGATAAATGTAAAAAGCGTCTTTTTTACAATTTGCACATTTCATTAGCAATCCCACGCTCTTCTTGCTTTGTTTAAACGGCTATCTGGGTCTTTAGCGGCTTTAGGAAACATCTTTGCTTGCCCAGCAGAACGTGCACAATATGACTTACGACGAGCAGCAGATTTCTTAGACTTTGCCGCTTGTTCTTTCTTTACTGGTGGCTTAAGGTCAGAACCTGGATTTTCACGTTCGTATGACTTGCGACCCTTTTCATTGAGTCCGCCTTTTTCATTCTTACCCTCTTTACGAGACCAAGCAGCGGTTTTCTTTTTGGTTGCCATTACCACATCACCCCATGACTAAATTGAGTTGGACTAAGAATAGGTGCTCCACCAGTCATTGGACCAGGAGTACTCATTCGTGTTTTACGTGATTCTAACCAATATGCTGGCGGCATCATGCCAAAGTTGCGAACAATTTGACCATGCGCTCTTACGTCAGGGGGAATCAATTCAAAAGAAACACCCTTAGTAAATTCTTGGTGTGAAGCAGTGTCCTTGTTAAGCGCCGCAGACATTGACTACTTCTTTTTCTTTGTTGCAGCCTTTTTTACTGCTGCTTTCTTTGCTGGCTTCTTTTGGGGAAGAACCTGTGGTGTGTCTTCGTAGTGAGAAATTTTGTTTGTTACAGGGTCACGGTGTGCGTAGCGTGGCTTCTTCTCTGCAGGTGCAGCAGGCGCTTCAGGTGCAGCAGGCTTACTAGCGGAAGCAATGTTAATTGGCATACCAATGTTTTGAGGACCACGTGGTTTTGCAGAAGTTGCTTTTGGAGCACGAACCTTTGCTGCTTTACGTGTGTAGTTAAGACTGGTGTCACCAAAGTCAATGCTTACTGGAGTGCCACCTTCTGAGTGCTTATTTACTGCGTCAAAAAAGTGTGTGTTACGCCCGTGTGCACGGTCTGCTGCATCTTGCCCAAGTACGTGTCCAACAACTGCCATGTTAACTTCATGACCGTGTGTAGCGCTTTGCATCTCTTTTTCGTGAGCGTGTTGAGCGCCTTGCATACCTGATTGCAAAATTGAATGTTGCATGTTTTCGGAACGTCCAGCAATTTTCTTACCAATCCAGTCAAAAGGATTCTCGGTGCTGTTGCCGTGACCAGCGTGTGCCATGTTCATCTGTCCCATAGTCCTATGTTCCCTTACTTATCTTCTTGAGTCTTAGTATTCGTCAGACAATTTTCAATGCTAATAAGACGTTCGCCCATCTCTACAAAGGCATCCATAATTACGGCTTGGTTTTCGTAGAGACGGTCTACTCGGTCTTTAACCGTAGTAAAGCCACCATTTTGGCTTAACTCACCATCCATGTTGTTTAGTCTTTGCATAACTCCAGGAACGGCATCTCGCCCTGGTGAAGCCTCTTCGCCTTCCCAGTCCCTCATAAAACGTTCCATCCATTGACCCCAACGTTTTAACTTCTTGTATAAAGGACTCAAGAGCACTCCTAGACTAATGAGAGCACCAGCGACAATGCCAATAGTTGCAAAGGTATTAGTCACTGGTGCGTCTCCTTTAAATTACTTCTTGCCGAACCCGTATGATGGGTCTTTTGGATTAACAAACTTTGCTGCTGGGCCAAGAAGACCTGCAACGAAAGCGTTAGCCAAAGTCTTTGGGTCAGTAATACCGCTCATATAAAGAGCAGCAACTGCTGCAAGGGATGCACGAAGCCAAGTGGCTCCTGCTGCCTTAAGTGTATTGATATCCATGATTCTCCTAACTATGCCCTACTCAGACCAATGGTCTCTTATTCGTCTCGGTTACGCAGCGGATACGTAATTGCCCATGCAACTAATGTTGCAATAATTGCGTACCCCACAATTGTCTTTGCGCTTCCATCTAGAACTACCCAAGCAATAAACATGCCAAGTAGAGTCCAGAGTTGGTCAATCATGTCTTTTAGTATTTTCACGACTTACGTCTCCTTACGCCTTTACTCTCACCCGATGGGCCTCCACCACCAGAACTTCCGCCTCCACCAGTACCGCCAGAGGACGAACCACCAGCAGCACCTGCTGCAGCACCTACTGCGTTCATAGCAGCACCCGCAGCAACAACAGTTGCGACAACCATATCGGTTGCCTCTTCACGTTCTTCAGTAGACATATCTGCCCCGATACTTCCAAGGGCTAACAGAGCCTGACCTGGGTCCGAGAATAATTCGCCAAGTAGTTCTGCGGGATTTTCAAGTAACACTAATGCTTCTGCAACTTCTGCAGTAATTATGACAGCATTTCCTTGTTCATCAGTTCTAACATCAACAGGAGTTTCGGCAGGTAAGTCTCCGTATGCAATACCAGCCTCTTGAATCTGTTCAGATGTAAGTGTTTCTCCCGATGCAACAGATGCAATAAGGGCATCAGCAACAAGTTCTTTTTCGGCAGAAGTTAACTTTCCATCTGCTGCAAGTGCATCGGATAAAGAATTAACTTCTTCTTTAGAAATTTCACCGTCGGCGTTTAAAGCGTCGAGAACTTCTTCCGCATCAGCAGCAGATAGTTTTCCATCAGAAAGTAAATCATCTACAACAGCCTCTACCTCTTCAGAAGTAGGTTCTTCTGCAGGAGGTTCTTCTGCAGGAGGTTCTTCTGCAGGTGGCTCCTCTGCTGGTGGCTCCTCTGCTGGTGGCTCCTCTGCTGGTGGCTCCTCTGCAGGTGGCTCCTCTGCAGGTGGCTCCTCTGCAGGTGGCTCCTCTGCTGGTGGCTCCTCTGCAGGTGGCTCCTCTGCTGGTGGCTCCTCTGCAGGTGGCTCCTCTGCAGGTGGCTCCTCTGCAGGTGGCTCCTCTGCTGGTGGCTCCTCTGCAGGTGGCTCCTCTGCTGGTGGCTCCTCTGCAGGTGGCTCCTCTGCAGGAGGTTCAGGAACAGGGTCAGGAGTTACAACAGGAGGTGCTGGTGGAACGTATGCAGCAGCGGCTGCAGCGGCTGCGGCAGCAGCAGCGGCTTGTTCAGCAGCAATTCTTGCTGCTTCTGCTTGAATTGCCGCTTGTTGTTCTGCGTAAGCGTTACTAACAGTTGCTACGGCTGTAGTAAGCGCTGTTACTGCTTCGTTTACTTTTGTAACTGCAGTATCCGCCAAAGTGTTTGCAGTACCAATAGTTGCTGTTGCTGTTTCTTGTAATGATGTAAGTACTTGAGTCTCTGCTGTTAGTGTGGTCTGAGCAGTTGTAAGTTCTGCTACTGCCTCCACTTTTTCTTCTGTAAGAGTTGTTAGTACTGCAGTCTCTGTTGCTACTACCGCTGTTTGGCTTTCAATTTGAGAAGTTAAAGTTTCATTTGAAACGTTAGCCATAGGTTGAACTGTTTGACCTGCTGCTAACCGTACACCAATGCGAGGACCACCGTAGAGGTTTGTTGTGTTTCCAGCAACTGTTCCTACTCCTGTCCATTCACCTGTTTCAGGATTAACTGTCATTGTCCAATTAACGTTTGTAATAGGACCGTTGTTATCTCCAAATCTATGGAGGTCCCAATCAACTGCTAAAGTTGTTTCTGTGGTTGTAACAGTGATTCCAGCACCAGGTCCAGCACTCATAAAATCACTGCCAAATACTGAGATATGTGCACCTTGTGGGAAATCAGACCAGTTAAAGTCTCCTACACCAAATGTAATTGTTGCTTTTGAGGTTACATAAATTTGGCTTGCTGTGCCTTGTCCTTCATAAACAGTGTTGCCCATCTTGATGTCAAATGGGGTTGAGATTTTGGTGGCTGCATCCCACATAGGAGGAAGAGTTGTTGTGGTTACTGTAGGTGTCTCTGGAGCAACAGGGGCTACATATCCTGCAGTTGTGTAAGTCTTTGAATCAGACGGAGTATTTTGAAGAGTAGTTAATTCTGAAGTTTCTGTAGCCACTACTGCTGTTTGAGAATCTACTGCTGCTGTGGCAAGTGTGACTACTGCGGTTGCTGACTCCACAACGGTAGTTGCTACAGCCACAACTGCAGTTTGAGATTCGACGGCTTGTTGAGCAACTACTGCGGTTGCTGTAGCGGATTCGGCAGCCGTAATAGCGGTAGTAGCAGCAGTGATGGCTACTGTGGCTGACTCTACTGCTTGAGTTGCTACAGGGCTTGCAGCAACTACTGCCTCTACACTGGGGACTGCTTGAACTGCTGCAGTTGCGCTTTCAACGGCGTTGTTGAGTGTTAAGGTCGCATCCTCAATTTTAGTAGTAATGGAGGTGACTGTAGGTGTCTCAGATTGTTGTGATGTTTCTGATGTTGTTGAGTTTTGTTGCGGGGTGGGTTGTGTCGTATTTCCAGAACTCGTATCCGTTGAAGATGAAGGTGCGGGTCCTGCAGTTGCAGTTGAAGAATCCGCCGTGGATACAAGAATCACGTCTTGCACAGGAGGAGTCGCTTCGCCGTCTGCGTACGCAGGCATCATCGAAAGAAGCAGGAAAATAAATCCTGCTCCTAATATAAAGTAAATACGACTAAGGATTCCGTTTAGTGCTGCGAATATACGCAGAAGTTTCAAGTATTCCCCTCGGAATGCTGATGTGCCCTACAACTTCTTATTAAAGCAGATTTAAATTGCTTTTCGGTTCTTAAGTAGTTGTGTTTTTCCTGAACCAGTTCCAGAGTTAACTGATTCACCTTGTACACCTCTACCAGAACCAGTCCAAGTAACAATACTTGGTTCTGCTACAGACTTGTAACCTTTATCTGGTGTGTAAACAAATCCTGTTGTAACTTCTTGGCGATTATTAATTTTAAGAACTTTACGGTTAAGTTGTTTACTCATCCAGATGTACCTGACAATCCTGTCAATGTTCCGCCCATACCGCCACCATCTGAAGTTGATGACGTAACTCCAGTATCAACAACACCATTAGTTGCAGCACCCATTGCTTGAGCAACGTGGTCTGCTGCAGTTTCTTTGTTTGGGTTTTTATTTTGCTCATAAGAGGATGTAAGGGAACCACCAGTTCCCATAGTTCCGTACACGTAAGGATAGTTGTACCAATAGTTACCAAGACCTACGTAAGCCCCAGCAAGACCACGGCGTTCCTTCTTACGTCGTTGCTGTGCTCCAACGTCAAACGCTTCGTTAAATTGCCCTGAGTTTAAGTTACCCACCTGTTTGCCTCTGTCTTGGTCTATTGAGTTCCATCTGAGTCATGTTGCCAACGTTGTAGTTGCCGTAGTCACCTTTAGGTCCACCAAAAATTCCACTTGCAACTTTCTCGTTACCTGGACGTCGTTGGTAGTAGTAAGCGGTCGTTGTTAACGGAACGCTTGTTATGGCTTTGTTATCTATCGGCATAATCAAAAAATCCTTCTGGGTCGTAAATCTCTACAGATGCTTGTACCAATGTGTAACCAGTTTCTTTAGCGTGGTGTCCGCAAAAGAATAGTTCTCCTGTGCGGAGAGTTGCACGAACCATTGCTCGTGCTCCGCATTTATCGCAGCGGTCTAAAGCAGTAAGTTCTGTTGGACTAACTGCAGTACTCACTATGACCCAAACCCTGGCTTAGGAAGATACTTACCTGAATTAGCAGCAAACTTATTTTGAACACCACTGACCTCTAACCCTGCTGGGCCATCGTACTTAACGCTTTCAGGCATAGCCTGTTTGCTAGCGGTAATAGATGGCTTTAAACCAAACTGTTGGTTAGAAATCATAGTTTTATTTTACCCCCTATGGCTACGGTGTATGCTCCAACTAAGTCTACCTTCTTAAGAAGATATAACGTCTTTAGCCAAATGCCGTTTGTAATTTGTGTTATCTAAAGTCAGTCTTGTACTCTAAGGGCAAGAACAACGAAAGAGGGCAAAATGAAGAAGTTAGTTTATTTTTTAGTAACAGCAGTGTTTATAGGTACAACTGGTGTACCAGCACACGCCAACGTACCACCATCAATTGCGGTTATTGATACAGGAACAACCCCATCACTATTTAGCGACAGGATTGTTGCCGAATACTGCGTAGTTGAGTCTTACACCTGTGCAAACGGAAAACCTTCTATGGAAGGTGCAGGCGCTTCAGCACTTCCTGCGTTTAAAGATAGAGCACTTGACCACGGAACACAGATGCTCTCTATTGTTGCAAAGGTAAACCCTTCAGCAAAGTTATTGCCAATCCGTATCGTTGGAGTAAATCCAAACGGTAATGCTGGTCTATACACTTTAGAGTCAGTGAAGATGGCTCTTGATTGGGTTATTGCTAATCAAGAAAAATACAATATTGCAGTAGTAAACATCTCACAGGGTAGAGTGTTTGCTGGTTGCAAAGTCCCTGCAGGCATGGTTGAGCAGATTGCAACACTCAAAGCACGCAATGTTGCTGTCATTTCAGCAACAGGAAACAACAGTAATAAAACAGCAATCAACTCACCTGCCTGCATTGCGGATGTTGTAGCGGTAGGCGCAACAGATAACCCTTGGGCTGGAAGCCAACCAATTGCATGGGATAGCAAGGCAAAGCCTTACATTGCTCGCTATAGCAACGTATCTTCTGCAGTGGACTTTTACGCTAACGGTCGTTGGTTTGTAACTAACGCAAACGGAACTACAAGGTTTACGGCTGGCACCTCTAATGCAACTGCCTCTATTGCAGGCCTTTGGCTTTTAATGCGTCAAGGTTCTGTAGACGCTACTTATGCAAGCATACTTGCAACTACAACTACAGCATCTAATGAGTCTGCTACTGGAAAGTATGTTTTAATACCGTAATGCCAAAGTATCAATACGCATGTATACAGTGCGATTTAGACTACGAAAAAGAGCGTAGCATTCACTCTGCAGAACCTAACTATGTCTGCGATAAGTGCGGCTACGCTCTTCAACGTGTCTTTAATTCTTTTGGCCTTCAGTTCAAAGGCTCAGGGTTTTATAAGACTGGTGGTTAGTTGTACTCTGGGTCTTTATCTTTAGCAGGTGCAACAGGCTCAATTGTAATTGCTGCTCCTGACTGGTTTGCCTCTACTTGAAGGTCTGCTGCTGTCTTAGAGTTAACATCAACTGCTGCAAATGCAGAGTTAATCTCATCAAGAGAGAGTTTTCCATCGTTCATAAAGCCACGAGCAAGTTTTTCAACAACTGCTGCAACTGCTGTAAGACCAGCAACTGTAACTGCGTTAACTACTGAGATACCTGCGATAGAGCCAGCGCCAATAACTCCAAGACCGCTAGCAGCAAATACTGCAACGATGCGAAGGAGGATGTTGCCAAACAACTTAAATCCGTTTTTCATTCTTGTGAACTCCGTTCAATAGATTTCCGAAGTTGTGTCGAACGGTCTCTGTTACGTTTTGTGCGCCTGTCGTTAAATATTGGTGCCGTTTGGTTTAGTTTAAACGGACCTTTGCCACCCTTAACCAGTTCTGGTTCTTTCTTCCCTCTAGGCATACCGCCTATTATCAGTCTTCCTGAATGCCAATGCTTGCTAAGTAACGTTCTTTTTCGGTCATTAGGAACTCTTTAATCTCTGTCTGTCGTTCTTCAATAAGTGCTGTTGTCTTTTCCACGATATCTGGCTCTAACTCATCCTTGTGCTCTGTGAACTGCTCTACGGCATAGTCCAATACAGACTGCATTGTTGCAGCCTTAATCTGTGCTTCTTCCCACGCTTTAACGAATGGGGCTTCTTTCTTTTCTTTTAGAAACTGTGCTTGCTCTGCAATGTTGACAAGGCGCTTCTTTTCCTTGTTTGAAGTATAAAAGTTTTCGGTCATTAGTCCACCCTATCAGGTTACTTGTACTGCTCCACTATTTGAACTGGCCCTGAAGTATTAACGTCTAACTTACAAGCAATCTCAACTGCTTTCTCTGGTTTAGCACCAGCATGAATAGCACCGACTGCGTAGTCAGAACCAGAACCTACTCCGTAGATTCCATCTCCAGAACGACAAACCGATAAATCATCGGCTATATCAAAAAGTTCGCCCCCCACAGCAATGAGAAAGTTAAACCTATTCTCATCTGCTTTCCCTTCCCCCTTTCCTTCATTGAAGTCATAACCATTATCGGTCAAACACTTGCGGAGGGAAGGCATTGCTTTGGTAATCATAAAGTGATAAATGTCATCATAATCTTTAGCGGTAAGTTTTGGAGGGTTCCACATGTGTTGTACAACATCGCAAGGTTGTACTTCTCCACTTCCTGCAATTAGGAAAGAACCACGTTGTGCAATCTTTTTCATGTCAGGATGGTTGTAACGACGTCCGCCATCACCAGTTACCTGATTATCAGCAGCAAGAACACATTTGTCTTTGTACTGAACTCCAACGATTGTTGTCATGCTCACCCCTTCAAAGAAGAACCCCCCAAGAATACCATTAGGTATCCCTGGAGGGTTGTAGGTTAAGATGTCCGTTTAGTCTTTATCTGCCCACTTTACGCCAATAATGACTATTAGTACCAAACTTACCAAAAATACACCTTGAAAGGTGATATGGGTCAAATAGTACATTAGAGGAACTTAACCAGTTCCGCCCAAGTCTTAGGGCCAATTATACCATTTGAGTCAACTACGTCATGGTTGTCTTGGAAAGCAATGACAGCCTTTTTTGTGGCGGGACCGTAATCGCCGTCTGCAAGGAGTCCTAGGGCACGCTGTACGACCTTGACGCCTTCACCCTTGTCTCCTGGGTTAATGCGTCCTGGGAACGCTGGAGCCCGTGTGACGGGTACCTTAGCAGTGACTTCGTTACCCTTATAGTTAGGGCGACCCCAACCTACGATTGAGACCATAACCTTTTCCTTGTTGGTCTTGTATGCACGTACTTGCTCGCAAACTTCGCCGCCATTTCTTTGGCTTCCCTTTTTCTTGCCGCTAGTGTTTCCTTCGTAAGCGTAGACAACACCGTCTGACTTGATTGACTTACATATACCTACGTGAGAAATTCTGTCAACGCCATCTCCTGGGAAATCAAAATACAGGATATCTCCAGGTTGTGGTGATTGTCCACAGTCTGCCTCGAACCAAGTACCCATTTTCTTAAACGCTGCTGCACCTGCAACTGTAGATACAGTATTAGGAACCTTTACGCCAGCCTGGGCTGCACACCACATTACGTAACTTCCGCACCATGGTAAGAAGTTAGCCTTTGTGAAAGCACCGTACTTGGTCTCGTTATCTTTAGGACCTTCAATAGTTCCTACTTCTGCTTTAGCAACTTCTAGGATTGCCGCTACTGTTCCTTTTTCAACCATTATTTTTTCTTCTTCCTATTCTTGTTTCCCTTACCGATATTCTCGGAGGCTTTCATTACCTGCAAGTTCTTTGAACCACCGTTGTCCTTGTTGTTGTCCTTGTGGTCAACGTGCTCGTTCTTAGATAACTTTCGCCCTAATTCTTTCTCTTTCTTATCACGAGCAGCATTGGTGCTCGTAGTCTTCTGAGACTTTGGGTCATACTTCACAACGATAGAGCGACCACCGTTTTGCTTAGAACCCTTGTATGGTCCGTAAGTCTTAGGTCCAGTTACTTTAGCCATTACTTCAACTTCTTCTTCTGGTCCATAATGCGAACTGCCTTAACAGCCTCTGCCAAATAGCCAGTAGCACTTGGAGGTTTCATTTGTGCTTTAATTTTAGATACAGGCTTTACTTTTTTAGTAGCCATTATGAGGAAGTCCTTTCACAGACACAGCGACAGTTGTCCTTGATGCATACGGTGTCGTAGAGTTCGTGACCGCACTTAATGCAGTAAGTCATTCTCTAACCTCTCCTTCGCAGCATCGTGATGTTTCTTCTCACAGCCTCGTGCTAA